TGATTCTCGGAGGGCGGCGCTGATGGAGCCGAAAGTCCTGACGCCGGTGCCGAAGCGCGGGCGCCCGCGCGTGGCGGATGCCAACGTCAAGCTGACGACGTGGATTCCGAGGTCCAGCTATGACCGCATCGCCGAACTTGCGAGGAAACACGACGTGTCGATGAGTGGCGTGCTCCGCAACATGGTTATTTTGCGACTGCCGCAGAAGTAAGCCGCGCCGATTTTTCAGCCGAATCAATTCATCTCAGCGATTGATGGGCCTACGCTGTTCGGCGTGGGGGAATCTCCCATCCTCAAGAAAGCCTGGACGACGTTCGACCTGAAGTCGGCGAACGACGAGCTGCGCCAGATTACTGGCATCGCGTCGACGCCTGCGATTGACTTCGGCGATGACGAACTCGACCCGCTCGGCGCGAAGTTCGCGCTCCCGATGAAGCTGTTCTGGAATCACAAGCAAGATCAGCCGATTGGCGATGTCGTCGCGGTTGACGTGACGAGCAGCGGAATTCTCATCAAAGCGCAGATTACGAAGTGGAACGAGCCCGGCCGACTGAAAGACCGCTTGGATGAGTGCTGGCACAGCATCAAGTCAGGACTCGTCAACAAGCTGTCGGTGGGCTGGAAACCGCTTGACGCTACGCGGAAGAAATCTGGCGGGTTGAAGTGCAAATCGTGGCACTGGATTGAAACCAGCGCCGTGACACTGCCCATGAATCCTGACGCCGCCATCCTCAGTGTGAAACATCTCGACGCCGCGACTCGCGCTCCGACCGAGCCCGCCCGCGCGTCTCGTGCATTGCCCGGCGCCTCCGGCACGTCTCGAGCGAGTGCCATGCAACCAATTAGCGAACAAATCACCGACCATCAGACCGAATTGCAAACGAAATCGGCGCGGCTCGAAGAGCTGGAAGGCATCGAGGAACGCGGCGAAGGACTGAACGAGGACGAAACCAAGGAGCGTGACACGCTCGTCACCGGCATTCAGGCGCAGAGCAAGAAGATTCAGCGACTCCAGGCGTTGGAAACCGCGCTGGCGATTACTTCAAAGAGCCTGCCCGCCTCTGGGAATGGCGGGAACGGGCACACCGAGCGGCGCTTCAGCACGGGCACGCGGGTGCAAGTCGTGCAGCCGGATCTGCCGCCCGGCACGTTATTCGCGAGATATGCGATGGCGGTGGCTGCGGGTAAGGGCAGCATGGCCGACACGCTGATGTATGCGAAGCGATGGGATGCGCAGACGCCGGAAGTCAGCGCCTACATCAAAGCGATTGCCGGCACGTCCGTCGTCGGGTCACCGGCGTGGGGCGGCGAACTCGTCGTGCAGCAGACGCTCGTCAGCGAATTCGTCGAACTCGTGCGGGCCGCGACGGTGCTCTCGAAGCTGGCCGGGATTCGCAAAGTGCCGTTCAACGTGGCGATTCAAGTGCAGGATTCGGGCTCAACGGTCGCGTGGGTCGGCGAGGAAGCGGTCAAGCCGGTCACCGAACTGGCGTTCAGCCTGATGACGCTGCCCTACGACAAAATCGCGGGCATCGTGGTCATGACCGAGGAACTCGTCCGACTCTCGACGCCCTCGGCGGAAGCCGTGGTCCGGCGCGATTTGACCGAACAGATTGCCCGCTACATCGACGAGCAGTTCCTCGACCCAACGATCACGGTCAGCGCGAGCCGACCGGCATCGATTACCAATGGCATCGCGTCACCCGCGGCGTCTGGTGATGATGCCGATGCGCTCTACAACGACCTCAACACGGCGCTGGCGACGTTCGACAACGCCGACCTCGGCACCGAATCGGTGCATATCGTGACGACGCCTGCGCTGGCACGCGGGATCAGCACGATGCGCAACGCGCTCGGCCAGCCGGAATTCGGCGCGGTCATGCCGCAGGGCGGCACACTGATGGGTTATCCGCTCATCGTGTCGAGCTCCTGCCCAGCCGGGCATGTGATTCTCATCAAAGCGAACGAGATTCTGCTGGCCGACGATGACCGGGTGAGCCTCGACGCGAGCAATCAGGCCACGCTCGACATGGCGGGCGGGTCGTCGCCGACGTTCAGCCTGTGGCAGAAAAACTGTATCGGCATCCGGGCTGAGCGGTGGATCACATGGAAGCGGCGGCGCGATGCGGCCGTGGCGGTCATTGACACCGCGACGTATGGCCCGTCGGCCGGATCGCCTGGTTAGTGCGTGCCGGGGCAGGCAGGCGTGAGGAGTCGGCCTGCCCCGTTTTCCGAGGTTCCCTACATGCCGCATCCTGAACTCGTCGCGCTGAAGGCGTATCCCTATGGCGGGCGCAAGCTGAAGCCGGGCGATGTCTTTCGCGCGAAGGGCGAGAGCGATGCCCGGATGCTGATTGGTGTAGGGCGAGCGGCCTTGGTGGGGGCTCGTCCTGCGCAGGCGCGGACGGCGGCGCGAGCCGACTCCACCCGTCCGCGCCCGCCAAATGCCCCACCGAAACCTGCGCCGAGAGCGGCGCCGAAAGGTGCCATGAAAGCCGCACAGAAGCCTGCGCCGAAACCGTCACCAGCGCCCCAGCCGGAACGGCGGCCGGATCGTCCCGCGCAACCGGATCGACCCGACCGACCCGAACGTGGGCCGCATCCTGAACAGCCCATCGTCGAGCCCGAACCGGAGCGGCCGACGCCACTGCCGACTGAGCCCGACCTGCCGCCACAACCGACCCAACTGCCCGTCGAGAAGTAACCATGTTCGGCCTGACCATCGCCCGCACGAAGGAACTGGCCGAGCTCCGCACGAAAGCCGCGCTGAATTCGCGGTCCTTGTCGCCGGTCTTTGGGCTGCGGTCGTGGTGGGCGTGGTTGCAGGATGCGACGACGGGCGGCTGGCAGCGCAACGAAGATGTCTCGGTCGATACGGCGCTGTCGAATCCGACGCTCTACGCCTGCGTGACGCTCATCGCCAGCGACATTGGCAAGCTGCGCCCGATGCTCGTCGAGCAGGATGACGAGGGCTTCTGGTCTGAAGTGGATAGCGCCGCGTTCTCGCCCGTGTTGCGCAAGCCGAATCATTACCAGACGCGCGTCGGGTTCTACCAGTGGTGGGTCATGTCGAAACTCAACCACGGGAACACCTATGTCTTGAAGGCGCGGGATGACCGCGGCGTCGTGCGCGCCATGTATATCTTGGACCCGACCCGCGTCACGCCACTCGTCGCCGAGGATGGCTCCGTCTTCTATCAGCTCGCCCGCGAAGAATTGAATCAGGCCGAACCGATCATCGTGCCGGCGCGGGAAATCATCCACGACGTCTGCTGCCCGCTGTTCCATCCGCTGTGCGGCGTCTCGCCGATTTACGCGGCGGGCTATCCGGCCACGCAAGGCTTGACGATTCGCACGAATTCGTCGCGGTTTTTCTCGAATGCCTCGCAGCCGGGCGGCATTCTGACGGCACCCGGTCCGATGCCTATGGAAAAAGCGCAAGCGATTTCAGCGTGGTGGCAGGACAACTTCAGCGGCGACAATACGGGCAAGATTGCGGTGATGGCTGACGGGCTGCACTACGAGCCGATGGCGGTGACCGCAGAAGCCTCGCAACTCGTCGATCAACTCAAGATGACCGACGAGGATATTGCGAAGTGCTATCACATGCCGAAGCACAAGATCGGCATCGGCCCCGACCCGACCTACAACAACGTCGAAGCGCTGAACCTGCAGTATTACTCCGACTGCTTGCAGATTCACATCGAGCAGATGGAGATTCTGCTCGATGAGGGACTCGGGCTGACCGCGATGGTGGGCAAGACACTCGGCGTCGAATTCGACCGCGATCAACTGTTCCAAATGGATACCGCCACGCGCGTGAAGACGGCACTCGATGCGATTCGCGCCGGCATGTCGCCGAATGAAGTGCGCGCCCGCTTCCTCGATGTCGGCTCGGCGAAGGGCGGTGACTCGCCGATGGTGCAACAGCAGATGTTCAGCCTCGAAGCGCTGCAGGAGCGCGACGAGAACAAGCCATTCTCGAAGCCGGAACCGCCGCCGCCGGCACTCGAAGCCGCGCAGACTGGCGAAGAGATGGCGACGAAGCTGATGACGGCGCGGCTCGTCTATCAGAAGATGCTCGATTTGGACTGCGAATCATGAGCGACATGGTGACCTTTGCGCGTGACCTCGCGACCGATACGCAGGCGTATATCGCGCGCTACGTCACGAAGGCGCTCGGCGGGGTCAGCGAGCGCGTCGACCGGCTCGAGCAGCGCATGGAGCTCGTCACCCGCGCCCCAGGGCCGCCAGGTGAGATGGGGCCAGCGGGCCGCGATGCCGACCTCACCATGATTGCGGAGCTGAAAGCAGAAGTCGCGATGCTCAAAGCGGCCATCGAGGCGCGTCCGTGGCCGGATTCCGCGACGGTGACGAAGGCGCTCGGCGAACTCGTGACAGCGGAAGTGAACCGGATGCCGGTGCCGCGCGATGGCCGGGATGTGGACGTCGCGATGCTGCAAGGCTTCGTCGAAGCGGCGGCTATCAAGGCGATTGCGGCATTGCCGGTGCCGAAGTCTGGGCGCGATGGGCTCGACGGCAAGCCGGGCACCGATGGCATGAACGGCCGCGACGGGATTGACGGCAAAGCCGGGGCCGATGGCGTAAATGGCCGCGACGGTGAGAGCCTTGTCGGGCCAGTCGGCCCAGTCGGACCTTCGGGCCGCGATGGCGCCAGCGTGACGCTCGACGATGTGCAGCCGCTCATCGCGTCAGCCGTCGCGCAGGCCGTCGCCGCGTTGCCGCCGCCCGTCGCTGGGCCTGCCGGTGAGCGCGGGGCCGATGGCGATGACGGCGTCACGATGATGGAAGTGCGACCGCTCGTGGCTGAACTCGTGGCGGACGCGGTCAAATCCATCGCGCTCCCGAAGGATGGCGTCGGGCTGATGGATGCGCTCATCAATCGCGACGGTGAGTTGGTCGTCACCTTTACCGATGGCCGGACCAAAACTGTGGGGCGCGTCGAAGGTAAGGACGTCGACCCGACCGAGGTCATCCGCATCGTCACCGACGTCGCCACCAAGACGCTGGACTCGTGGCCGCGGCCGAAGGATGGCGAGAACGGCGCGGACGGGCTCGGCTTCGATGACCTGGAGTTCGAGTGGGATGACCACGGGCGCCCGTTCCTGAAGTTCGTCAAGGGGGCCATCACCAAGCGGGTGCGGCTGCCGGCCATCATCGACCAGAAGGTCTGGCGCGCGGGCACGAAGTATTTCAAGGGCGATGCGGTGACGCATAACCGCAGCCTGTTCATTGCGCAAGTCGATCAGCCGAGCGGCAAGCCGGAAGACGCGAGCGGCGATTGGCGGCTGGCGGTGATGCGCGGGCGCGATGCGGCACAGCCCAAGCCGGCACCGGAGGACTGAATGAGCGTTCCCGAAGGCATGGAGGAACTCGTCAGCCTCGACCAGCTCAAGGCGCACATCAACCTGACGACCAGTGCGATGGATGATGACCTCCAAGTCAAGCTCGAGGTCGCGCAGGAGATGGTCATCGACTACATCAATCAGCGGCTCGATACCGCCGTGGCGCTGGTGTGGGACGCCGAGATTGCCGCGTGGACCGATGAAACCGCGCCGAAGCGCGTGCGGGCGGCAATTCTGCAGATGGGCGCATGGCTGTATAAGCACCGCGGTGACGAGCACCCCGACGATGCGCCGAAACTCGACCCCGGCGACTTGCCGCTCGAAGTAAAAATGTATCTATGGCGGTTGCGGGATCCGGCGATTGCCTGAGGGGCCGAGGGTGGCCCTTAGGCCACCTTCCAAGTGCGGATTGCTTGCGGTTGGAATTGCTTGCGGACGGGATTGAAGGCGCGTGAGATACGTTCGGACACGAGGACGACCGTGATGCTGGTGTCGGCCTTATGTAGTTGAGTTTTGAAGCCTACGGGCAGTGTATCGGTTTTGCTGAGCATCCATTCGGTCGTCGTCATGGTGGTTTCTCCTGCGGCGTTGTTTACGTTGACCATGAGAAGAGTATAGCGAGACTCTCCACACGTGTCAACAAAAAACAACATAGGGCTGACGATTTCTGAAGAAAAAGCGAAGGGCCTGATTCCCGTCCCGAAGTTGTGGCCGGACTCGACCATCGCGGTGATTGCGGCGGGGCCGAGCCTGACGCGCGAGGATTGCGACTACGTGCGCGGGCGGGTGACCGCCACGATTGCGGTGAACACAGCCTATCTGCTCGCCCCGTGGGCCGACGTGCTGTATGGCTGCGACGGGTTGAAGTTCTGGCGCTGGCATAAAGGCGTGCCGAGTTTCCACGGGCTGAAATACAGTTTGACGCGCAACGCCTACAAGATTCCGCAGTTGCGCAACGCGGGTGACCAGGGGTTGAGTCTCGATCCGAGTGCGGTATGCACAGGCCAAAACAGCGCGTTCCAATCGGTGAACCTCGCATATCACTTCGGGGCGAAACGAATCATTCTGCTCGGCGTGGACATGAAACGGGGAGCCAAGGGCGCCCGTCACTTCCAAGGCGGGGACCATCCCGACGGCAGCCAGCCGCCGTTTCGGTTGTGTCTGTCACTCTGGGAGACCATCGTCGCGCCGCTCCGCGAGCAGCAGATCGAAGTCATCAACTGCAGCGCGTCAACGGCTCTGCACTCGTTCCCATGTCGGCCGCTCCGCGAAGCACTCCCGTAATTCCGCCCGTGTGCTACTCCGTGCCCACCGAAGCGACGTCGCCCCGCTTCTGTGCGGCGTTCGCGGCGGGGTGCGGAGGCACCGTCGAACGCTACGCGCAATTGCGGCCGGGGCCGGTGGCGTTGTTCGGATCGCCGAAACTGTGGCCGCTGCTCGAGCAAGCCAAAGACGAAGGGCGAGAAATTTTCTATGGCGATCACGGCGTGTTTGGCCGTTTTGTCTATTACCGGATTACGCGCAATGGATTCCAGCACGATGGGCGCGGTGTCTCGACGGGCGAGCGGTTCAAGCGATTCCATCGGCCGGTGCAACCGTGGATCACGACGGGGCGGCACGTCTTGATTTGCCCGCAGTCGCCCATCTACTTCGAGCTGTTCGGCATCAACCGCGATGCTTGGCTGGAGGACGTGACGACAACGTTGCGGGCGCATACCGACCGGCAGATTGTCGTCCGCACGAAGCGTGAACTGCGGCCCATTGAAGCAGACCTCAAGCATTGCTGGGCGGTGGTGACCTACTCCAGCTCGTCGGCGCTCGATGCGCTGATTGCGGGCGTGCCGGTATTCGTGCTCGCCGACTTCGCGGCGGCCTATCGGATGGGCTCGCCGGACCTCTCGCAGATTGAGTCGCCCGTCTATCCGCCAGACCGCCAATCGACGATGGAATGTCTAGCTGACCAACAGTGGGACTTGCGGGAAATACGCACCGGCCAGGCGTGGAGGGCGCTCCGTGTCCAATAGCGCGCTGAAAATCTTCCTCGGATTTGATGCGCGAGAAGCGCAAGCCTACGCGGTTGCTGCGCGGTCGATTCGTGCGCGGACTTCGCATCCGGTGGACATTCAATCGATCTCGATGGGGCCGCTCGTGGACATGGGGCTGTATAAGCGTCCGACCGAGCGCCGTGATGGACGCCTCTGGGATTGCATCAGCGATGCCCCGTGCAGTACGGAGCACGCGATTGCGCGATTCTGGGTGCCGGTCCTGTGCGACTTCAAAGGTTGGGCGGTGTTTGCCGATTGCGACATTCTCTGCCGGGCTGATATCGCGCAATTGTTTGCGCTCGCCAATCCGACGTATGCGGTGATGGTCGTCAAGCACAATTACCAGCCGAACGAATCGCTAAAAATGGACGCGCAGCGACAACAACCGTATCCGAAAAAGCTGTGGTCAAGCGTCACGCTGTGGAATAACGCGCATCCGGCGCATCGTATGTTGACGTGGTCGGACTATTTGAACCTGTGGCCGGGGCGCGACCTGCACGCTTTTCGGTGGATGTGGGAAGACCAGATCGGCGAGTTGCCGCACGACTGGAATCATCTCGTCGGCATTGATGCGCCCAATCCGAACGCGAAGCTGGTGCATCATACGCTCGGGACGCCAGACATGCCGGGGTATGAAGACAGCGAATTCGCGGACGAATGGCGGGCGTATCTTGGCGCGGCGGTGGTCGCATGATTCAGGTCTATGACTGGTGGATGCCGACCGGCGAAGAGCATTTGCCGCAATACCTGCGCGTCGCGAACGACCGCCGCGAAGGGCGCTTGCGCTATCAGGGCGCCAAATACGACGTAGCGATGCGCTACGTGAAGCAGCGGCGCGTCGCGGCCGACTGCGGGGCTCACATCGGATTGTTTTCGCACTGGCTGGCGAAGGACTTCACAGAGGTCATCGCCTTCGAGCCTGTCGCCGAGCATCAAGAGTGCTGGCGCGCGAACATGGCAGGCGTCGAGAATGCGCGGCTCGAGTGCTGTGCGCTGGGTGAAACGCCGGGCACTGCGCACATGGCGAATCGGAAGCCTGGATCATCCGGCGATACGGGCGTCGACCCGGTGGCCGAGCGCAGCAGCCTCCGATTCGCCGTCCAAGCCAAAGGCGAAGCGGTGCCGATGCGGACGCTGGACGATTACGAGTTGCCGGTGCTCGATTTCCTGAAGATTGACACCGAGGGATACGAAGTGTTCATCGTGCGCGGGGCGCGCAAGACGTTGCAACGGTGCCATCCGTGCGTGATGGTGGAGCAGAAGCCGGAAGTCGGGCACGCGGAGCGTTACGGCATCGGCGTCGTGGATGCGGTGACGGCGTTGAAGGGATACGGTGCGTCTGTCCGCGCCGTCGTCAAGGGCGATTATATTCTGACGTGGGGGAAATGATTGCCGCTGATTCATCTCGTAGACAAGTCCGGGCATGAGCGATGGATGAACGTGCCAGATTTACGGCCCGAATATCTTGTGCCGATGCCGCGTCCCATACGAGAAGTCCTGACGGCTTTCAGCATGTGCGCGCCGACGCTTGAGAACAATGTGGCAGTATTCCGTCGCACTGGCGAGGTTGACGACATCGGCGTGTTGATTTATAGGCACGTCTAAATAGACGAGGAAGGTGTGCCATCGGATACGGCGACGCTCTCATGGCAGCGGGGCACGCGCAATCCACTTACGACGCGGACCCGTCGAAGCGTGTCGCGATTTGCGATGTGCGCTGGCGTCCCTATTGGAGCGAAATGTGGAACGGCAACCCGGTCATCGCGGCGCCACATGAAGTCGCGGCGGGCGAGCCGGTGCATAAAATCCAAAACGCGGTCAACTGCCGCCCCTATATTCAGTATCCGTTCACGCACAAAACGGGCTGGACGTTCACCGACTGGCGGGCGCAGGACCATCGCGGCAAGTTGTATCTGTCCTTGAAAGAGCGGGCGCTCGGGATTGCGGCGCAGCAAAAGCACGGGCCGTTCGTGGTGATGGAGCCGTCGCCGATTGCTAAGTCGAATCCGAACAAGGCATGGCCGCAGGAGAAATTCGCGGGGTTGATTGCGGCGTGCCCCGATGTGCGGTTCGTGCAGTTGTGCCATCCCGAGAGTAGTGGACTCGCGGGGGCATTGCCGATTCCGTCGCCGACGTTTCGCGCGGCGTGCGGGGTGCTCGCCAGCGCGGCCGCGTATGTCGGCCCCGAGGGCGGGTTGCATCATGCAGCAGCGGCGCTCGGCGTGCCGGCCGTCGTCATCTTCGGCGGGTGCGCGTCGGTGAAGACTACCGGCTATTCGGAGCATTTCAACATCGCCGACGACGGGCCGCAGACTCCGTGCGGACGCTGGCTCCCGTGTCCGCACTGTGTCGATGCGATGGCGAAGATTGGCGTCGAGCAAGTGGCCGATGGATTGCGCGTCGTATTGGGGCAGTTGGCTTCGTGGAAGCGTGGCGACATCACATCAACCGTAGTCTCGGAATTGCGCATGGCGGTAATGGATGGCGACTAGGGCCAAAGCCGTCGCGGCGGGGATGTTGCGCGACCGGGTGCGCGTGCTGGCGCCGACTGGCTCGATTACCTCGACCGGCGGCACGTCCACCGACACGATGGAAACCATCATCGACGAATTGGCCTGTGCGATAGAACCGTTGGAGATTGGGCAGCAACTACGCGAGCAGATAGCGGCGGGCGGCGTGCAAGCGGGACTGAGTCATCAGGTACGGTGCCGACATATCGATAGCGATGGCATCACCACGTCGATGCAGTTGCTGGAGCTGGACGTGCCGACGTGGCGCACGGCGCGGCAGTTGGAGATTGTGATTCGGCGCGCGGATCCGGTGAGCGATGAGATGCACCTGATTTGCCGGGAGGCGGTGTAGATGCCGCCCGGCACGCCACTCGGCGAGATTTACACCGCGCTGCGGGCGACGTTGCTGGCAAGCCCTGAATTCGATTCGCTGCTCGCGCGGGATGTGCGCTCGTCACTGCTACCAGGGTTGTATACCGAGGGCGCGGTGCCGGATGGCGCGACGATGCCCTACGTGACGATGGGCGCGGCGACTCAGGTGCCATCGCATCGCATGGGCAGCGCGACGGCGGCCCGCTATGGATGGGACTGCACGGTGCAACTCAAAGCGGTCGGCCTCGGGCGCGGCGAAGATGAGAATCTGGCGATTCTCGATTGCATCGGGCGCGAACTCTACGACGGGCGGGACTTGACGGCGGGCGCGTCACCGGGTTCGCCGGGGTTGCTGATTACCTACGCGACGGCGTGGTGTGACGAGTGGGTCGTGCAGCCGACGATTGTCTCACTACTGAACGGCGTGCCGATTCGCGAGACGCCCGCGATTCTGAGAGTGCAAGTGCATGACTGAGGCGCAAGCATTGGCGTTGGAGCAGGAATTCGGCGGCACGTTTATCGGCGACCGTCTGCGATTTCTTGATGTGACGACCTATGGCGATGGCGGGCGGCAATATCTTCTAGAGACGCCACGGTGTGACCATTGCGGATCGGTGGAGCCATCAGCGCACTGTCGTCGATGTGGGGCATCGATGCCGGGCATGACCTATCCGCCGTGGAAGTAGGAGCACATGGCCAAAAAGAAGATGACGAAAAAGCAAGTCGTGAAGTCGCACAAGCTGGCGAAGAAGATTGCGAAGCGCGGCGGGGTGCGCAATCCGTTCGCGGTGGCGACTGCGGCGGTGAAGAAAGCGGCGCGGAAGCGGGCCGCGAAACGAAAGAAGCGGTGATGGCCGCGACTGCCGTCGTGACGCCACGGTTGATGCAGCTCTACGCGCTGCGCCAGCAACTCGACGCGCTCATCATGGCGGAAGAGATGGACGTGGCGTCGAGTGCGCCGGACCCGAATAGCTGTCAGCAGTGTGGCGCACCCGAAGACAAGACCGTGGACGGTTCAACAATGGGGCACAAGCGAAAAGTCTGCACGGCGTGCGGGGCTGAGTGGAACGCGTAACACCAGACACGGTTCATTTGCTCGCACAGCTGATTCGTCATCGGCGAGCACTGTTGAAGGTGTGGGAGAAGTGGGCTTGTAAGCAGGAGCCTTGTCAGATGCAGCGGGAGTTCTTGCGAATCATTGAAGCCGAACGCGGCGAATTATTGGACGAAGAAAAGCGGGTATCAGAACTAGAGGTGGAGTTTCCGAAGATAGTGGACGCGGTCAGCAAGTAAACAGTCGTCGGGGTTGTCAAGCGCACCGTCCTTCCGTCTTGAACGGAACGCCAGGTGTCCCCTGAACCATCACGCGGTTTGAGGAGAGACACCATGCCACTCAGAGGCGCAGGCGCAAGTTTCAAGTTGGGAGTCAGCGGCGCGCAGGGCTCACCGGGCAACATGACCGGCAGCCCTGGCACATCGTCGGGGATGACGGAAGTCGCGACGTGGTTGAACGACATCGGCGGCGATGCGGCGACCGACGAGCTCGACGCGACGACCTTCGATCCGAACGCGACGCAGCCGAATAAGACGATTCTCTTCGGTGCGACGGATCGGACCTTCAACCTCGCGGGGTTGTGGGAAACCGCCGTTGAGACGTATTTCTCGGCGCTCGACGGGCAGCAGGATGTGCCCTACGAATACGGGCCGACTGGAGACTCGACCGGGAAGACGATCATCTTCGGGCTGTGCAACGTCGGAGCCTGGAGTGGGCCGCAACAGACGGCGACCGGGCTGATTACCTTCACGGTGACGTTGAAGGTGACGACGCGCGACGTGACGGTGGCGTAATTCGCGGACCTGAGCGCAGGCCCGCATTCGACGAAAGGGTGTGGGCCTGTGATTCCGATTGACTTCGACAAACCGCGCAACCTGAAGTTTGACCTCGCCGCGATTAAAGACTTGGAGGCGAACTGCAACGGTCAGCCACTCGGCTCCATCGTCAATCAGCTTGCCCAGCTCGGTATCACGGCATTGACGACGGCTCTCTGGGCCGGATTGAAGCACGAAGACCGCACGCTGACGCCAAACCTCGTCACGAAGATGCTCGAACGCTACATCAGCGAGAAGAAAAGCATGCGCGTGCTTGCGCGGGCGCTGAATGATGCCATCGATGAATCCGGTATTTTCCGCAATGAGGACGATGAGTTGCTATTGGGAAACGCGCCGACGCCGGTCCAGTAGAACCGGCGCCGCCCTCGTTTCGGGCGTGGCTCGTCTGGGCCGAGCAGTATGCGCTGGGCGAATTGGAGATGTCGCCGACCGACTTCTGGGCGTTGACCCCGAGGGAATTCTGGCTGACGTTCGCCGGCTTCATGCGCCGAGAGAATCGCGCAAAGGCTGAAGCGATTCGGCAGGCGTTGCGCACGGGCAATTACAAGAAGGGCGACCGGATGCGGATGGAGCAAGCGGCGAACGCGCTGACGCAGTATCCGATTAAAGCCTGGACACTGCCCGAAGGCATGAGCGTGGCCGACATGCAACAGATGCTCGCACGGCGCTCGACGCTGCGGACTGAGGACGATGGCTAAAGTCACGATGGAGTTGCGCGGATTTGAGGCTCTTCGGAAGGCTACACAGGCGGCGCCGAATCTCATGAAGGATGCGGCGACTGACCTCGTAGAGAAATCCGCTCAAGCAACGGCCCAGCGGATGCGCGCCAATGCGCCAGTCAAGACAGGACTGTTGAGGCGTTCGATTTCAAGCGTGGCGAGGGGCTTGGAGGGCGGCGTGACGATTGCGCCAGCGGCCGCATATTGGCGCCCTGTCGAATACGGCTCGATCAAAATGCCCGCACGGCCGTTCGTCCGATCTGCCGCCGAAGTCGAACGCCCAGCGACCGACAAGCGCTTGGAAGACATCGGCCAAAAGCTGGAGCAGTCGTGGCCGAAGGGCGCTGTCTAAATGGCGGCTGCCTCACTCGCCGTTCGTATCTCCGCGCAGATTGGCGAATTTCAAAATGCGTTCGCGGACTCCAGTAAAACACTCGACCACTTCAAGGACGACTTCAAGGACACATCGAAGGCGGTGCAAACGTCCGTTGACAAGATGGCCGGCGACGTCGGCAAGGTCAACAAACAAATTGAATCCATCGCGAAAGTCTTTGGCCCCATCGGCGAGCAGATTGCTCGGACGGTATCGACCGCTCAAGGCGCGGTCAGCAGTCTGGGCAGCACCTTTGCCTCACTCGGGCCAACCGTTCTCGCCGCTGGCGCTGGCATTGGGATCCTCACCGCTGGAGTCTTAGCCGCAAAAGTCGCCTTCGACGTGCTGTCGGCGGCGGCGACGACCGCCTTCAACTTCGTCAAGGGTGCGGTGCAGGATACGGTCGCCCTCGGCGATGAGTTCTTTACCCTCTCGCAAAAGACCGGTCTTGCCGTCGAAGACCTCTCGGCGCTCAAGTTTGTTGCCGGACAGACCGGCACGTCGCTCGACACGATTACCGCCGCGACGTTCAAGATGCAGGCGAACGTCGGCAAGGGTGGCAAGGCGGTCAGCGATGCCTTCAAGGGCATCGGGCTGAGCCTGAAAGATGTTCAGAAGCTCGATACTGCAGGCGCACTCGCGACGACCCTGAAGCATTTGCATGACGTGCCAGGTGCGAGCGCGCAAGCGGCGGCCGGTGTCGCCATCTTCGGCAAGAGTTTCAAAGACATCAAACCACTCACCGAAGAGGATTTGCCCAAGCTGATCGAACAGGCCAAGGAACTCGGCCTCGTGATGAGGACTGAGACGGCCGTTGCGGCTGATCGGCTCATGGATGCGCTCGGCGCGGCGGGCGGCGGCGTCGAGGGACTGAAGCTGAAGATTGGCGCCGGACTTCTGCCGACACTGGTCACGGCGGCGGAAGTCTTTGGCGGAATCTTTACGGATGCGATCAAGACAGCAACCCAGACGTTTAGCGGCGCTGGGAAAGCGGCGAGTAGTTTCGCGGTCACCTTCCTAGAGGCTGCCAACCGCGTCCTTGAAGTTGTCGCGCTCATGACGGTCAGCCTCACCGGATGGGCGCTGCAAACGATCCTTAACTTCGCGCTTGTCGGCAATGCCGTGCTCGACATGGCGTCGAAGATGGTCGCGGCCGGGAAACTCGCCGACCTCATCACTAATTTCGGCCGCAACGCCAGCGCTTTCGCTGCGATTGAAGCCTCAATCAACGCGCTGCGGACTCCGCTGAATGCGGTCACCGGCCTCGCGGTCAAGATGGGCGTCTCGCTTGGCGCCGCCGCGACGGGAGTCGCCGAAACCGCGCACTCCGTCGAAGGTTCCTTCGCCGACATTTTCGAGAAGATTACGGCCGACATCAAAAAGGCCGCTGACGAGATGCGAGCGAAGCTGAAAAAGGGCGTCGGTGGACTGACCGAAGGGGCCAAAGAGGCACAAAGCGAACTCGACAAACTGACCGACAAGCTGAAGGGCGTCACGATAGTCGCCGAGGGCAAGAAGTGGGAAGCCGCACTCAAGGCTATCGGCGGCGATTTCAGCAAGCTGACCGATAAAGACGCCAAGGAATTTCTCGGGATTGTCGATGAAATCACCGACCGATTCGGCTCGCTCGAAGCCGCTGGCGTCGGCGGGCTGAAGAATATCG